GGTAAGACGAGTGCGGCTTATTGGGCTGACAAAGTAAAATGGTAGGTTATTATTTATATTAATTATTGTTAAAATTTATTTATGGCTGACGAACCAATCAAACCAAATTCACCTGTTGATACAGCAGCGTTAATGGCAGAAGTTGAATCACTCAGGAAAAGCAACAGAGAAATTTTAGACGATTACAAAAAAGCAAAGGAAGCAGCAAGAGCAGTTCCACCAGATGTTGATGTTGATGCTTTGATTGCTTACAAACAAAAGAAAGAGCAAGAAGAGCTAGAGGCAAAAGGCAGATATGACGAAGCGATGGCAAAACAAGCTCAACAATATCGTGACGCAGAAGAAGCCAAGAACAAAAAGATCCAAGAGCTAGAAGCAAAACAAAGGCAGTTAGAAGTTGAAGCCCCAGCAGTAACAGCACTTGCTGATGTTGTTCATGACCCTCAATATGTATTGTCTCGTATAAGCAGGGATCAGCTTTCTAGAGAGGCAGACGGAACTGTTGTTGTTGTTGATGGATATAACAGGACTCCAGTTAAAGAATGGGCGATGTCTAAAATGCCTCAATGGGTACAAAAGAACCCAAGACCACAAGGCGGTGGAGCAACGACTACTAAAGTTCAAACTGAAACAGTAGCTGCTGGTGAAAAGAACCCTTTTGCACCTGATTCTTTTAACCTTACAGAGCAAGCCAGAATATTTAGAACAGATATAAATAAATATAATATGCTCAAAAACGCAGTTAGCGGTTAATATAGAAGCAACGTGGTTGTGCTACGTCAGAGGTTGTGCCTCGAAGTGAACATATCTTTTAAATCTTATGGCTACATTGAGGTCGGATTTAATAATTCCAGAGGTGTTCTCCCCCTACTTGAGTGAAGCCACAACATTATCGGATTCATTCTTGCAGAGTGGTGTAGTACAACCTTTACCAGAATTAAATCTATCAGCAGAAAGAGGCGGCGATTTTGTAAAAATCCCATCATACACTGCAAACTTAACAGGTGATTTTGAAGTTCTTACAGACTCAACTTCATTAACTCCATCAAAAATTACAGCAGATAACCAAATTGCTCCTGTGCTTCACAGAGGTAGAGCTTTCAGTTCTAGAGATTTGGCTAGTCTTGCCGTTGGTGGTGGGTTAGATCCTATGGCTGCTATTGCTCAGAAAATGGCTGCCTATGTAAATAACCAGAAACAGAAGGATTTATATTCTTGCTTAACTGGTGCGTTTGGTTCATTAAATGCTAATGATTCAAACAGTGCTTTATTTACACATTGCATAGACTCTGAATCAGGTGATACACCAACAACATTGAGTCCTCGCCACGTTGCGAAGGCACAGTCAATTCTTGGAGATGCTGGTTCTAAGCTTACAACTATTGCTGTTCATTCAAAGACTTACTATGACTTGGTTGAACGTAATGCAATAGATCGTATCTATGACAATACTGGCGCACCAGACACAGCAGCAGCTTCTGGTAGCACAGCAAGAGCATTTGATCAGCCTAGTTTCGGATCATTCATGGGTTTGAATGTAATCGTTTCTGATGACATTCCTACTGCTGGATCTGGAGCATCTACTGAGTATGCTTGTTTCTTATTTGGTCAGGGAGCCATATTTACAGGCGAGCAATCTCCAATAAGAACACAGACAGACAGAGATATCCTTGCACTTGAGGAAGCTATGGCTGTTGACCTTCACTACATCTATCATGTAGGCGGTTTGAAGTATGCAGTATCATCTGTAAACCCAAGTCGTTCTACTCTTGAGACTGTAGCTTCTTGGTCAAAAGTTTATAACACAAAAAATATTCCTATTGTTCGTGCAACAGTAGTGAGCAACCAAGATTAATAGGAGCTAACTAATTATGCCATCACTATTTGAAGTGACAGCAGGGTCATTAGTTGGCCCAGCTACAGGTGGAACAGTCACACAAGCCACCAACAAAGCGACTACTGTAATTTCTAATACAGAGTCAGGTCAAATAACCATGAATGGGGCTGCATTAGCTGATGCGGCAGAAGTATCTTTTACAGTTACTAACAGCAAAGTTGCGGCAACAGACGTTGTTGTAGCTTGTCATGGTTCTGCTGGTACAGCAGGGGCTTATATCGTGAGTGCGAACAGTATTGCTGCTGGTTCATTCAAGATCACAGTTTCTAACGTATCTGGTGGATCTTTAAGCGAAGCGATTGTCATTAACTTTGTTGCCCTAAAGGGTGCATCTAGCTAATGGCTATATTTGCTTTTAAGCGAATGAGGGAACAAAACGAAGCTGCTCAAAAGGCGGCTTCTGTTTCCACATCAAAGCCAAAATCAAAACGTAAGCCTCAAAAGGTAAAAGTAAATGGCGATAACCCTTGACGCAACTGTTGGCGGTGCTAACGCAAACACTTATATAACTCTTGATGATGCAAACTCTTTTATTGAGGGTTTAATCCTCAGTGATGATGCTGCCGCATGGGACGGCTCAAGCAACGACAATAAAAATCGTGCGCTTTTTACCGCAGCCCAAAGAATAGACAGAGAAAAGTTTTTGGGTGCTAGGGTATCTGATACTCAAGCTTTGGAGTGGCCTAGATCAGGAGTCAGAAAACCTGACACATATACCAACCTTTATGGTTTGAGTTTTCCAAATAGATTAGTCGCTGACTATTACACCGACACTGAAATACCAGATCGGGTAAAACATGCACAGGTTATTTTGGCTGTATATCTAAACAACAATAGAAACGGATTAGAACTTAGCGGCTTAGAAGATTTTGCTGCTGTTAGTGTTGGTAATATAAACGTAACTCCTAGATTTTATGGAGCTACTGGTATTGATCGTATTCCGCCAATAGTTGATCATTACTTGATGGGTATTAGAATAGGTGGAAGAGCAAACTTATCAATCAAGAGGTCTTAAAAATGAGATACGGCTACGATTATCCAGCAGCAATTATTATTACCGACACAAATGCCCATACAGGCAGATTTGGTAAGGTTCATTGTTTAACAGACGCAGAGGCAACTTTTGTTGCTGAGAATGTTACAGAGAATGGATCTGCAACAATTAACGGCATCACAATGAAAGCATCTTCTGAAGTTTGTGGAGTTATAACAAGTATTACTCTTGCAAGTGGACAAGTAATAGCTTATAGATTATGAGTCTTGCAAATGCACTAAAAAAAGCTGCCAGTGCTTCATTAAACAAGCTTGGTGGTGATGTAACTATCAGACAAGTAACAGCAGGGGCATATAACACCACTACTGGAGCGATAACAGAATCTACATCTGATACAACGATTAAAGGTGCATTAAGCAATGTCTCAAGAAATCAGGTCAATGATTTGATTGAATCACAGGATAAGTTGTTAACTATATCTGCTGGTGATTTAACCTTTGTGCCAACAACAAAAGATAGAGTTGTTATTAGTAGCGTAGAATTTAAAATTATTCAAATTACTACGAATGAACAAAATAATACACCTGTAAGTTTTGATCTTATCTTGAGGTAAACATGACTAGGGAAATTAAATTAACAGAAATAAACGATTTTTTTGAAGAAGATGTTGTTGACCTTGTAGCCGCCACAACTTTAGAGTGGACAGCAAGAGTTAAAAAAGCAACACCTGTTTTTTCTTTAGATAACTACCCTGATTTAGATTCCATTCCAAACTTTTTTACGTTGCCAAATGGTCAAGTAGTACCTTTTAGAAAAGCTTTATTAGATCGTGGAACTGGCGGAGAGCTTCGTGAAGCTTGGCAGACAGAAATTAAAAAATTTAGAGGAACAATCATAAACAATAAACCTTATGCAGAACCAGTTTGTTATGGCACTAACTTGCCACCATCATGGGGTGGTCAATATAGAACAAGACAACAGACTCAAGCTGGTTTTCCAGAACTTATTGCAAAAGAGCTTGAAAACTGGATAAGAGAACAATTTGCTAGGTAACTAATGGCTGCAACAGATTTAAACACAGTTAGATCCACCATAGAGGCTAGGTTAGCCACAGAGTTAGCATCGAGCCCAGCTATTCCTGTTGTATTTAATAATATGACCTTTGACTCAACAGCAGAAGATACTTTTGTTCAGTGTCAAACAAGCTTTGGTACTGGTAGTTATTTAAGTATGGGAGGGTCTGCTAATTCTACAAATAGTGTTGTTGGTCTAATTCTTTTGAATATTTTTACAGAAGAGGGGATTGGTTCTGGTGCAAATTTTGTAATTGGCAAACGACTGCGTGACCTTTACAATAATATTACAGTTTCAAATGTTATTTTTGATTCACCTATTGGCCCTGAGATTTTAGCCTCAAGTCCAGAAGGTAAGTTTCAAACGCAATTAAGAATAACTTTTGAAATATATGAGGATCTCTAATCATGCCAAAACTTGAAATTACAGAAGAAATGCTTGATGCTATCGAAGCTGTAAAAGGCAGAAGAGAAGCAAATTACTGGGATAATAAGTGCAAAAGATATATGGAGAGTCAACAAAATTCTAAGAAAGGTGTAAAAACTACCGAAAAGAGTTAATATATTTATAAATATTTCTTTTTTTTGTTATGGCTGTAAAAGGTGATGTAGGCAAACTAATGTTTGAGAACGCTGGCGGCACAGAAGCCAATATAGGCGAACTTAGATCATGGTCATTATCTGTTTCTAAAGATACACAAGAAACAACCGCAATGGGGGCAACTTCAAAGACTTTTATAGGTGGTTTAATTAGTGGCGAAGGTTCAGCAGAACTTTTATATGATGCCAGTGGTAACTCAGACTATCAAGCTTTTATTGATGATGTATTTACAACAGGTGATGCTGGTGACGCATTATTTGAATTGTTCCCTGATTCAGCTACAGCTTCCAAAAAGATAGGATTCGCTGGAATAATTACAGGTGCTGAGTATGGTGCAACGCTCGGAGAAATTCAAGTAGTGAACATTTCATTTATCACAAATGGTGCAATTACTTCAGCTATATAGTAAATTTAAGATACTTCGCACTTAATTTATGGCAACGAAAAGAAACGTAGACCTCATTACTGAAGCTTTTAGTGATGTGATGACTGCTAGAAGAAAATATGAACTTAAAAATCCTCATGGTGAGATTTTAAAAGAAATATTTTTCCCACCACTTACGAGGTTTGATAGAAAGCAAGCCCAAGCTGCTGCTGGAACAGATGATGCTTTAACAATATCAACAAGACTTCTTTGCCAGCTTGCAGAGAATGAAGATGGCACGAAAGCGTTTGCTTCTGCTGATGCTGAAAACTTACAAAGATTCCTTCCAGAAAGTGTTTTAAATGAACTTGAACTATTTATGATGGATATCCAAGTTGATATTAATACAGCAAAAAACGAATAAGGCGAGATAACTGGTTAAACTTTGAGTTTTTTCTCGCAACAGAACTTGGAAAATCAGTGCAAGAATTAAGAAAATCAATGACGGAAGAAGAGTTAATACATTGGGCTGCTTATTATGAAGTTAAAAATGACAGGGAAAAACAAGAAATGAATCGTCAAAAGGCAAAATCAAGGTAGAATATAATAAAGGTTATTTGTATTTGTGGCACAATCGACAGTTAAGTTAATAGTTGATGCTCAAAATGCAATCTCTCCATTAAAAAGAGTAAATGAACAGACCAAAGCTTTAAGCAGAAGTACAGATAAATTAAAAGGCAGATTAGACAGGAGTAATAGATCACTTAGAAATACAGGAAGATCGGCACGAACAGCTTCGACAGGTGTCAAAGGATTACTCGGTGCATTAAGACCCTTACTTGCAGCTTTGGCTGTTGCTGGTGCTGCAAGATTTATTTTTGTAAAGACAGCAGAATTAGAAACTCAAAGAGCAAGTTTAAAACAATTAACAGGTGATGTAGAAAAAACAAATAAAATAATAAAAGAATTACAAGATTTTGGTGCTGTTACTCCTTTTACAAGTAGTGAATTAATAGAACAAACAAAAAGATTGAAAGCTTTTGGTTTTCAAACCGAAGAGCTTGTTGATACAACAAAAAGACTTTCAGATGTGGCTGGTGCTACTGGTGCTGACCTTACAGGAATTGCAACAGCATTTGGACAGATAAGAGCAAAAGGAAAGCTTCAGCAAGAAGAAAATTTACAGTTATTAGAAAGAGGAGTTGATATAACAACTGAATTAAAAAATATTACTGGTTTACAAGGTGAAGAATTTGCTTCAGCAATGAGAAAGGGAAAAATTGGTGCTGATTTAGTGAATCAAGCTTTAATTAATTTAACAAGTCAAGGAGCTATTTTTGCTGGTGGTGCAACCTCACAAGCTAATACATTAAATGGAAAATTATCAACTTTAAAAGATACTATTGATACTCTTGCACGAACAATAGGTGAGGATTTATCTGAAGAAATAAAAGGTGTAATTGATTTAGCAATAGCTGGTGTAAAGGAAATAAATAAATTAATAGAGAGAATTGCAGTTGCTAACAAAGTAGGAAGGTTAAACTTAGCGAATATAGCAATGGAAGCTAGAAAAGAGGCAAGAGAATTAGTTTTAGAAGAATTTGGTATAAATTTTGTACCTGTTTTTTCTGAAGCTGCTGAAAGAGAAAAAGAATTAATTGAAATAATAAAAAAAAGAAAGATAGAAGAAGCACTAACAATAAAAGAAAAAAAGAAACAAAATGAAGAAACAACTAAACTTACAAAATCAATAGAAAAATCAAAAAATCAAGCAGAGGAAATTAAAAACAAAACACAAAGAACAACACTTGCTTTTACTGAGTTATTAACTCCTACTGATTTGTTTAATCAAAATCTAGGGCAATCTAATATTTTTATGGAATCAATTAGTAATGGCACAGAAAAATTATCTGAAGGTCTTGTAAATGTAAAAAGTGAAGCTGATAAGTTAAAAGAGAAATTTATGGAGATAGGTCAAGGAATAGAACAAGGTATTGTATCAGGTCTTACTGATGCGGTGATGGGAACAAAAACTTTAGCTCAAGCTGCTATTGGTGTATTGAATGATTTAAAAAGAAAGCTTGTTG